ATAGATATATAAATTTATATAAAAATATTTAATTTTATTTTTTTTAGTTATATAGATTTATATAACTATACAAGTGTTAAGATATATAAATTTATATAGATAGTCTATATATCTATAAATTTACATACAAGCATATAGATATATAAATTTAAAAATAGGGTATTGACAAATAAATTCATATATGTTATAATACAATCATAGCAAGAAATACTAGACAAATATTATTACGTTCATAAATTGTTTACAATTAGTACATATATTGTTTACAGATAGGGTATTGACTTTTGATTCAAAATGTGGTATAATAGCCTTACTTCACACGAAAGGAGAGAAAACAATGGAGTTTGATAATGGCACATTTGATATTGACATTTATTGTAACATGTGCGATTCAAACAAGTATGAGTTAGAATATGACGCTGAAGAAAATTGTGTAATTGTTACTTGTTCAGACTGTGGTAATATAGATAGATTATATTTTGACAAATGATTCGATTGGAGCGTTTAAATGTATCCTAGATTTGAAAAAGTAAGTTATGAGCAATTCTATGATGCTATGTCGGAAATCATAGATACTGAATACAAGGATGAATTTATTAAATCAGCCTATGAATCACTTTCAATTCCTCAACGAGCTACAAAAGGTTCTGCTGGATATGATTTCAAGGCACCATTTACGTTTACATTGGAACCCGGTAAAGAAATCAAAATTCCAACTGGAATTAGATGTTATATGCCAGATAATATGGGTTTATTTATTCTTCCAAGAAGTGGACTAGGCGCTAAGAATAGGCTTCAACTAAACAACCAAACAGCAGTAGTGGATAGAGATTATTACTATTCATCAAACGAAGGACACATAATGATTTATCTAATCAATGACAGTAGAACAAATAAAACTCTAACTGTTGAAGCTGGTAAAGGATTCTGTCAAGGTATTTTCCTAAACTATTTTACTACCGCTGATGATTCTTCTAACGGAATTAGAGATGGAGGGTTTGGTAGTACAGATGGTAATATTGTATAACGATGATTCTTTGATGTACAAGGATATAAAAGCATTTCTTGACATTAAACATGTGGAGTACACAGAAGTTCCAGCCGCTGATAGTTCATATGTACTGAACGTTGATGGCACATTGTATAATTATCATGCGGCTTTGGCTTGGGTTGACAAGCAATAAGGTGGTGAAGATGATAGATAATTTTGATTGTTTCATGGCTGGACACAAAGTTATAACGAATCGTGGAATTGTGAATATTGAAGATATAAAAGTCGGTGATATGGTTCTTTCGCATGACTTGACTTATAACATGGTAAATAAAGTTAATAGCCATATACACAGCGGTGACTTACTTACTTTCACAATAAAGAATATTGATGAATCTGTAACATGTACACCAGAACATAAATTTCTTACTTTTGAATCTGGATGGTTAGAAGCTAAAAACATTACGTTTGACCACCACATTCTGTTGGCGAATATGAAAGACGACGATGTAAACAGTTATAGCGAAATAGTAAGTATAAGCGCTTCTTATGATGTTGTTGAAATGGTGTATAATTTGTGTGTTGATAAGACACATTCTTATGCTGTAAACAATATTATCGCCTATGGTGACGAATAAATTACAAACACAAAATGGAGATTTTATGGATATAATTCTATACTCAAATCATTGTCCGCAATGTATGATATTGGAAAAGTTTCTAAATATGTACGGAATTGAATACACTACGTTTTCAAACGAAGAAGAAATGATTAAGATGGGTTTTAAAAGCATGCCTATGCTTTCAGTCAATGGAAATATATATAATTTTTCAGAGGCTTTAGAGTGGGTTAAGAATACGAATAAGAAGGGGTAATGTTCAGTGGATTTTTCAATCAAGTTGGATAGACAGTTTGTTGCGGAGTTTAATAAATTGTCAGAAAAGTATGGCGAGGAACTAAAGCAGTTAAATGGCTTTTCAGACTGTCAGTTGAGCTATAATTCATTTATAGATAACTTTATTGATAAAAAGACTGTCGCAGATGCGAGTATTGATGGTAATGCTAATGTTGGTACAAAAGACATTTGCTCTTTGACAGTTGAAATGAGTAAGCCGCATTCTAAATTACTTGCTTTTAACAAGATTTACTATGAGTTCAAAAAGAAGTATGGCAAGGCAACTGCTGATAAGTGGCTTGAAGAAGAATGGGTTGGACATTATTATCTTCACGATGCGGCGAGTTCAACATTCATCCCTTATTGTTATGCTTATGACCTTGAAAGTCTTGTTACAAAAGGATTATTTTTTGTAGACAACTTCAATGCTCAGCCGCCGAAACATCTCACTACATATACAGATTTTGTTGGTGAGTTTGTAAGCTGGAACTCCAATAGAACATCTGGCGCTTGTGGACTTCCTAGCTTTCTTGTATATTCATTCTACTTCTGGAAAAAAGACTGCGAGACAAACTTTATTATAAATAATCCAGAATATTATCGTGACCAAGAGTTCCAGAGGATTGTATATAAACTAAATCAGCCATACCTAAGAGTAAATCAGAGTGCTTTTACAAACTTCTCAATTTTCGATAAACCGTATTTTGAGGCAATCTTCGGTGGCAAAGAGTTCCCAGATGGAACCCCTATGGTAATGTATACTGACGAGTTTATAGAATATGAAAAAGCATTTATGAAAGTTGTCAGCGATATTAGGTCTAAGAATATGATGACATTCCCTGTTTTGACATATTCATTACTTAGAAAAAACGGAAAGTTTGTAGATGAAGATTTCGCTAAGTGGTGTTGTAACCATAATATGAAATGGGACGATAGCAACTTTTTTATTAGCGAAGATGTTACTAGCTTGAGTAACTGCTGTTTTAGTGGCAACCAAAAGGTTCTTACAAAGTCAAGCAATGGCGCTATTCTGTCAACATTCAAAGAACTCTATGAGTCTCCATATAGAGAAACCAAAAGAAACTTTACAATATTCCACAATGGAAATTGGGTTCAGGGACGTACAATAAGGCTAAATAAAAGAGATATGTATAAAGTTGTAACAGCTAATAATAAAGAGCTTATTATGACTGATAATCATATCACTCCAACAATCGACGGAGATAAACCAACATCTGAACTTACAACAGATGATTATATAATGTTCAATACAAAGCCGCTAAACTCGATACATGAGGTTGACGATGAACTTACATATGAACAAGGATTCTTAATCGGTATGTATCTTGGCGACGGAAGTATGGATAAAGAAGATAGTCCAAATAATACAACCGCCACAGCACTGTCTATTAATCAAGAAAAGTATGAAAAGTCCATCAAGATTCTTAATAAGGCTGTGTCAAAAATAGACGGGGATGCTCGTGTAAAACTTCACACACCACATAATAATGTGTATCCTGTGTATATATCTAGTAATGCCGTATCTGAATTTATAAGAAGATTTGTTATTGGTAAATACTCCTTTGAAAAATCTATAAATATGGATTGTTTGTTACAGTCTGTAAACTTTAGAAAAGGTATTATAGATGGATATTATTTGACTGATGGTGGAAATAATAATAGAATTTATAGCACATCAAAAAACCTTATCGAATGCGTAGAGGCGATATTTACATCTCTTGGTATAAACACGATTATTGATGTATCTGATAGAACAGGAGAAGAAGTTGTTGAAATTAGAGGCCAAAAGTTCAATAGAAACTATCCTGTGTATTGTATTAGATGGTACGAAACCTATAAAAGAAAGCAAAGAGACATCTATAAGTGGAAGAATAATTCGGTTTATTTCAAAGTTAAGAGCATAGAACCTGTTGAATACAATGATGAGTATGTATATTGCTTTGAAATGGATAGCGATTATGAGCCATATTTCACACTTCCAAACGGCGTGATAACACATAACTGTCGTCTCGTTTCTGATATTAAAAATCTCGGGTGAACTGAAACGCCCTATTATCCCTTTACCAATAATCGTTGGGGTCACAAATTGTGGCTAACGGGGAAAGCTAAGTCAAGAAATTGATACGCCAATCCCGTGGGAAGGTTAGTATTTTGATTAAAGCAATTTATAAGATAACCAATAATATAAATGGGAAATGTTATATAGGACAATCTATAAATCCGTATCATAGGTTTATATCGCATAAGTCAAGGGCTAGAAATGGTGATTTTACTTCTTCACAAGCGTTGTATTACGCAATTTTAAAATACGGGGAAGAAAATTTTTCTCTTGATATATTAGAGTGGACGGACGACTACAACAAGAGAGAGCAAGAATTGATAGTCCAATATAATAGTTTGTCTCCAAATGGATACAACATCGCACATGGTGGAGAGGAACCTCCGCATAGATATGGTGAAAACCACCATAAGTGCATTATAAAAGAACATCAGGTTGATAGGGTTATTTACGAATTAAAGCGTGGAAAGTTGACAGAGCCAGAAATAGGTAAACTGTTTAATCCGCCAATAAGACAGACAATAATTCATAATATAAACTTTGGAATAACCCACAGGAGAACATATGAAATATATCCTATAAGAAAACAATGTCCATATAATTTAAGCGTATCACAATTGGAAGATATAATTTGGTTACTTAAAAATTCACAGTGTACAATGAATCAGATAGCAGAATATTTTGAATTTAATGTTAGTACAATAAAAGCTATAAATACTGGTAGGAACCACTATAATTCAAAAATAAGCTATCCTATTCGTAAACATAAAGGTTCAAAATGCTCACAACCCGTAGAGACTATTCTGGCTAACAGAAGTACGCTTGCTATTGATACGCAAGTGGAAATGGGGATATGCGAGTAGGACTCGTATAAGAGATAGTCCAGCCCTTATAGAAATATAAGGATTACTGATTTCAATTCAATCGGCGGAACAGCCCTCGAAGTTGGTTCTGTGAAAGTAAACACGATAAATCTTGCTCGAATCGCATATGAAAGTGCCACTAAAGAACAATATATTGAATCCCTTAAAGAAGAAACTCTGCTTTGTTGTAAAACTCTTGATGTTATAAGAGATATTATTAAACGTAATATTGAAAAAGGACTGTTGCCTAACTATACATATAAGTTAATCAATATGAGTTCTCAGTATTCCACAATTGGTATTATTGGAATTTACGAAGTATTGTCTCATTATGGTATGACAGAAACCGACTCTCTTGGATACACATATTATTCAGAAGATGGAATTGAGTTCGCAAAAGAGATTCTTAAAACAATAACAGAAGTAAAAGACGAGTTTGCCAAAAACACAGATTACTCAATCAACATCGAACAGATACCAGCAGAAAGAGCCGCCGCTGTTCTTATGGAAAAAGATAAACTTTTCTTCCCAGATGAAAAATATGAGCTTCCTCTATACGGCAATCAATGGATTCCTCTTGGCGTTAAGACTACAATAAGCGAGAAAGTAAAATTGAGCGCTATAATGGATAAAGCGTGTTCTGGTGGGAGTATCGCTCATATAAATCTTGATTCTCCTATGGAAAATTTTGATACTGCTTGGGAGCTTTTGAATAAAATAGCAGATGCTGGCGTTGTATATTTTGCTTTTTGTACACGAATTAGCGCATGTGAGCATAATCATGGGTTCTATGGTGATACATGTCCGACGTGCGGCGGAGAAAAGGTTACAACATATCAGAGAATTGTTGGGTTCTTAACACCTGAAAAAACATATAGCAAAGAAAGAAAGTCAGAGTTCAAAATGAGAGACTGGCTCAGTATCGAAAGAATGAGTGAACTGTAATGAGAACAAAAAGTGTAGTTGTAGATGATTTTGTAAACTATAAAAAACCATCAATGTTTATATCAACTTGTTTTTGTAATTGGAAATGCTGTATCGGGCAAAATCTTGATATATCTGTGTGTCAAAACTCCTCACTGGCTAAATC